TCTTTGGAACAAAAGCGCGATAGCACCTGTATGGGCGTTGTCGGCGTTGATGAAAACGACAATATCTACATTATGCCGGACCTGATTTGGGCGCAGCTGGACGCGGAAGACCAAGTGGAGTCCATGATAACTTTAATGCAAGGCCACAAGCCGATGGCGTGGTGGGCGGAGAAAGGCCATATCAGTCAGTCCATTGGACCTTTCCTACGCAAGCGCATGGTAGAAGAAAAAGTCTACATAAACATCATTGAAAAGGTACCAGTCAAAGACAAGCAAACCCGCGCCCAGCCAATTCAAGGCCGCATGAGTATGGGCAAAGTTTACTTTCCAAAACATGCGCCGTGGTATGCGGAGGCGGTGGAACAACTGTTAAACTTCCCCAACGGCGCCCATGATGACTTTGTGGACTTTATTTCATGGATTGGGATAGGCTTGAACGCGTATATCCCTGCGCAGGCTTCGCGGCCGCGTAAATCGGAAGAGCCGCGCACCGGATCGCTGGAATGGATTGTAAAGAGTTCAGAACGTATTCGTGGCAAAAATGCTGAAACCGAACGACAAGAAAGGTACTTGCACTGATGGAAGATGAAATTGTAGACCTAAACGCCCCGGAAACGTCCGAACAGGAAAAAGCGGAAGATACGGTCGGCCAAGCCAAAGTCAGCGCATGGGCTAAACTGATTGAGTCTGCCAAACAGCATTGGGAGGACCAATTCAAGTGGATGAAGGAAGACCAGCAGTTTGCTCGGGGCGTCCAGTGGAAAGGACAGAAACAGCCGCGCGGTGAAGAACGTTACATCACCAATATTGTCCATCGCCACCTGCGGCAGCGTGAAGCGGCTTTGTACGCCAAAAACCCTACGGCTATCGCCAAGCGCCGGGAAACCATTGATTATGAGATTTGGGGCGGCGACTTGCAGGAGTTACAGGAAGCACAACAAACTTTAATGATGGCCCAGCAAATGCAGATGCAAATGGCGGTCATGGGGGCGGCACCGCCACCGCCAGAAATGCAAATGCAAATGCAGCAAGTCATGCAGCAGGCTGAAGAAGCAGAAGCCTTGCTTGAAGATTACCGGGTGGGCAGCGAGTACCGCAAGCGTGTTGGTAAGATGGGCAAGACGCTTGAAATTGTTTATGACCACCAATTAGGTGAACAACAGCCGCCATTTAAATCCAGCATGAAAGGATTGGTGCGGCGCACGCTGACCGTCGGCGTAGCGTTTGCCAAGTTAGGCTACCACCGGTTTAATGAATCCAAGCCGGAAGACGTAGCACGCGTTACCGATTTAACAGAACAAGTGGCCGCGCTTGAAGCCGCCATGATGGACCAGCAAGATAACCCAGAATTGTACGATGAAAACAGCCGGCGGCTGGCGGACCTGCAAGATTTGCTGAACAAGGTACAAAACGATCAAAACGCTTTCATGCGGGAAGGCATGGACGTGGATTATCCTAGTTCCACCAGCATCATTGTTGACCCGGCTTGTCGCAATTTGCAGGGATTTGTTGGTGCCCGTTGGATAGCGCAGGAATACAAGCTGTCTCCAACGCAGATATCAGAAACCTACAAAAAAGATATTGGTGAAAAGTTCACGCCGTATGACGAAGACGGCAATAAAATCGGCAAAGCGGAAAGCGCAGACAAAACCAAAGACGAACAGGAAAAAGGATACGCGCTTGTTTGGGAAGTGTACGACAAGCATATGGGTCAAACCCTGACAATCTGTGACGGCCATCCTGACTATTTGATTGAACCGAAAACTCCGGCCGTACAGACCGAACGTTTTTGGCCTATCTTCACATTGATGTTTAACCCGGTTGAAGACGACGAAAACATTTACCCGCCGTCCGACGTTGAGTTATTGCGGCCCATGCAGACTGAACGTAACCTTATGCGGCAACGCGTGCGGGAGCATCGCGACGCCGCGCGGCCGGGCTACGCTATCCCTAAAGGCAAATTGGACGACGAAGATAAAGCCAAGCTGCAAACAAGGGACGCGCACGACGTACTAGAATTTAACGGCCTGTCAGAACAAGACGACATTCGCCGCGTACTTCAGGCTATCCCGGCGAACCCTATCGACCCGAACCAATACGAAACGTCGTCCATCGACGAAGACGTTTACCGGTCTGTAGGCACACAGGAAGCTGTCATGGGAGGCACCAGTGGCGCCAGTGCCACGGAAACATCGATTGGTGAATCCGCGCGGCTGTCTGCCGTTGGCAGCGCAGTAGACGACTTGGACGACTTCTTAACAGAATTAACCCGCACTGCGTCGCAAATGCTGTTTGTGATGATGGACCGGGAATTGGTTAAGGAAATCGCCGGACGTGGCGCCGTATGGCCAGACACTAACGCGGAAGACGTGGCCCGGGACTTGTGGCTGGAAATTCGCGCAGGTAGTTCAGGTCGACCCAACAAGTCTATGGAAATTCAAAATCTTGAACGTGTTATGCCGTTGTTACTGCAAATCCCCGGCATGAAACCGAAGAAATTGGCAGAGAAAATAATCGAACGATTGGATGACCATTTGAGCATCGATGAATTGTTTGACGCCAATCTGCCATCCGTCATGGCGCAGAACCGTATGGACCAGCAGCCCACCGGAGACCCTATGACAGACCCAAACCAGCAAGGGGCTGAAGGCAGTGACCAAACAGCCGTTCAGCAGGGAGACAGCAACTTGGGACCACGGGCGCCGCAAGAGGGGCGCGTTATGGACCCGAACCGCGAATAGTTGCGGTATGATGCTTATCAGCATACAATTTTTTACAAACTTATTAGGAGGCGTATATGGATCTTGAAAAAGACCCGAAGTCAGCACCGCCAGCTGACACCGAAGCAGACGTTACCAGTAGTGCGGCCACGTCTACCGCGAATGACGAAAGTGTTACGGACTCGTCACCCAAAGAAAGTCAGGGAGAAACCATGGCTGAAGTCATCGCCCGCGCCGCCAATGGCGACAAGAGCGATGACGAAAGTGATGGGGACGGTGACTCCGACGAACCTGAAGCTAAAACGGAAGAGGACTCAGAAGAGGAATCCGACGAAGAAGCAGAAGGTAAGGCGAAGGAAACTGACAAGGAAACGCAGACTGAGGAAGAAGAGGACGAAGGCGACGATGTTGCTGAAGGCCAGAAAATTCCTTACAAACGTTTCAAAAATGTTATCGACCAGCGTAATGGTTTGAAGGAAGAGTTACAGCAAACCACGCGTCAGGTTGAGACCTTTAAAAAGGGGCACGACAATTATCAGGCCATAGAGTCTTTTATGTGGACCAACGAAATCCCTACGGAAGACGTTGTGGGCGCATTAGAAGTCTTGGCTTTGATGAATAGTGACCCGGCAGAAGCGGCGCGGAGATTGCAGCCGACCATGCAAAGACTGCAACAATTCACAGGGGAATTGCTCCCCGCCGATGTTCAGGAACAAGTGGACACCGGCGAGATAAGCGAAACCGCTGCGCGGGAATTGGTGGCCTCCCGAAATCAAAACCGGCACCAGCAGTATTGGCAAGGTAAGCGGCAAGAATCCGAGCAGCAGCGTAGTCGGCAAGAACGCGTAACGGCAGTCCGCAATGAAATGGCGCAAGCAGCCAACACAGAGCAGAAAGTCATATCGCAAAACGACCCTGACTACAAACAAAAAGCCCCGCTAGTGCGGGATAGGTTGCAGGTTTTAATTCAGCAGCATCAGCCGAACAGCGCTGAAGCTGCTAAAAAACTGGTCCGCCAAGCCTATAGCGATGTAAGTAAAGCTATGGGTAAAGCACGACCGGATATAAAACCCGGCCCATCCAGCAACGAAACGGGAAAAACCAATCCGCAGCGGAAGGCGGAACCGGAAACCATGGCGGAAGCCATCGCCCGCGCCGCTGCAATGTAGAGGTATTAGATCATGGCCGCACTATCAGCAGCAGTTTTAGATAACGTCGCTAACGCCGCGTTTGACTTTTATGAAAAGGAAAAACTTTATAACCAGCACATTCAGGACAAGCCTTTGCTGCGCGAACTGCGCTCTAAGCAAAAGACTTTCCCGGGCGGTAAAGGTGACATTGTTTGTAATCCAGTGTTTGAAACCCAATCTCAGCTGGAAGGCTTTGAAGGTGACGACACACTGACTTTCACCAACCCTGTACCAATTAAAGAAGTACGCTACCCATGGAAAATGCAGCATTTGGGCATTAACATGACCACTGAAGAATTGCTGAAAGATGGCATTTCTATTGTGGACACCAATGGCGAACGTACTTCAAATCATAGCCAACGTGATTTGACCGTTATCCAAAACATTTTGGAAGCCAAACTGGACGATATGTCTGAAGGTTTTGCGGACGGCATGAACACAATGCTTTGGTTGGATGGCACGCAAGATACTAAAGACGTACCCGGTGTCCAGTTCCTTATATCTAAAGCGCCGGCTACCGGTGTTGTTGGTGGAATTGACCGTGCAACCCAGCCATTGTGGCGTAACGTGGCCTTGACCACTGCCAACGGCACAACTCAGGTTACGCCAAGCGTAGCTAACAGTACGCTGATCCGTACCTTGCAAAAGCAAGTACGCCAGCTGCGTCGTTACGGTTCACCTAAATTCTTAATTTTGTGCGGTAGCGCCTTTATGGATGCGATTGAAGATGAAGCGTATGGCAAAGGTACTTTGACCCAAACAGGCTTTGGTGAAGATATTGAAGCGGGTATCGGTAAGGTAACGGTCCGTGGTCTTGGTACATTCATGTATGACCCAACGTTGGACGATTTAAGCGAGTCGAAATTTGCGTACTTCATTGATACCAATTCTATTCACTTGCGCCCAATCGAAGGCGAAGACATGAAACGCCATAACCCAGCGCGTCCGCATGACAAGATGGTGGTTTACAAGTCTATGACTTGGGCCGGTGGTTTGAGCATGAAGCAAGCCAACACATCAATGGTCGCAGAGATTGCCTAATAAGCAGTCTGTCTAAACAGCAGCCCCGGTACGCCGGGGTTGTTTTTATCCCGCCCGTCCGGGCGTAAAATGAGGAAGCAACAATGAAGCATTATTCAGCTAACGTTTTAATCGCGGGTGATCGGAACGCCGTGATTACAAAACACAATCTAAGCACGCCGGAAGTCTTGGTGTTGCAGGCTATTCACGGGAGTTCAAGCGTTATTGACGTAGCCCCGTCCGACACAACAGGTATCGACAGAACGCCCAAACAGCAAACTTTCGATACGCTAATGAAGAAATACCGTAAAACAAAAGTAGGTTCTAGTGATTCACGTACACCGGTACTGGTAAGCGTGTTCCCCGGTTGGCCTAACGTTACTCTACCAACAGACCTAAAAGATACCCATTTTTCCGAAGCCTTTATGGTGTCAGGAAAAGACGCCAAGTTGTCAGCTGCGCAGCGGGCAGCGTTGGATGAGGCCGCGCGTATTACCCGTGAAAAAGAAGCAGCGGACGCCAAAGCCGAAGCAGATTATCAGGCTAAAGTGGAAGCTGAAGAAAAAGCTAAACTGGAAGCGGAAGAAGAAGCTAAACTGGAAGCTGAAAAAGATAAACAGGCATCACCCAAAAGCGGAAGCAAAGCCAAAAGTGGTGCCCCTAAAGACAGCGGCGACGACTTTTTAGAATAAGGTGAAATGATATGCCCCGTGGAACTCAATTCGGTGAACTGATAAATATGTTCCGTGACGAAGCGGGGCATGCCAACAGCCGTGTGTTAGGCCAAAACCAGTTGGACAGCATTAAAGCTATTCTTCGCAGAACTTACCGTAGGCTACATGCGGACTTTAACTGGCCGTTTCTTTATATCCGTCGTGATGAAATCTTGCAGGCGGGGGAGCGCTATTACTCTTTCCCTGCGGAGTTAGATCAGGACAAAATCGTAGGCCGCGTTGTTATCAAAGAGGCCGGCGGAGACCAGTGGTACCCGCTGAAGTACGGTATTGATTATGTCAATTACAACAGCTTCGATTCCGACGCGAACGAACGGGGAGACTACCCTTACGCGTGGGATATGTACGAAGACGATCAATTTGAAGTGTGGCCCGTACCCGAAACAACGGGGCACATCATGCGCTTTAATGGCAAGCGCAGACCTAAAGACCTAATTAACGAAAACGATACGGTGGACTTGGACGATGATCTCGTTATCCTTTACGCCGTCGCAGAGATAGCCGCCCGGTCTAAAATGCCGGACGCGGATATAAAGTTACAGCTGGCCCGCCAGCATTACATGCGCTTGAAAGCCAACAGCGTAAACAGCGGCACGGTCAATATGAAAGTCAGCAAAGACCGAGGACCGGACTACAAAGGCATCGACATAAAATTCGCGGAGCGTCGTAGCTAATGCCATACCTTTTTATAGAAACGTTTGAGGCGGGGTTAGACACCCGTAAGACGACTTTCACCGCGCCGCCCGGCAGCTTGCGGACGCTGAAAAACGCGCACATAAACAGGGGGAAAGAGATAGAACGCCGCAAGGCGTTTCCTGTCATTGCGGCCCTGTCCACGGACTCCTTCGGGCTTCATTCCGCACGGGATGAACTAATTACTTTTGGCAGTATAGCGCCGCCAACCATGCCGGCGCTTGTTCAGTACCAGCAGCTTGTGTCCCCTAACGGCGGCAATATGACGCGCATTTACGCGTCCGAAAACTTTGCCGGCAAAGTGTACGCCGTCGCCGGTTACGACGACGGGTCTATGCATCACTTTTACGATGGCGTGTTGGTGGATGATTGGGAAACCCTTTCCGCTGGATTGGGCAGCGTATCTACAATCGCCGCGGCGCTTGGCCGGTTATTGGGCGAAAGCGACGATGTAGAAGTGGTGGTGGTCAACGATAAGATCGTACTGACCAGCGCCGTGGCGGGCACCGCGTTTACGGTTACAACAACCGCCAATATGACCGCAACAGAAACGCAAGCGGCGGTGGCGGCTACCGCAGAAACGCCGGCGACTGGCGATTTTGAGATAACAGCCGGTAGCCCGGGCGCAACATTTAACACTATAGAAACCGTTACTGTGGACGGCGTAGACCTTTTAGGCGCCCCGGTGGACTTTGTGGTGGACATAGCCACAACGGCTACAGCGGTCGTGGATAAAATCAACACCGGCCTGTCCGCCTATTCCGCGTCAGCGGTGGGTGGCGTTGTCACCATTACCGCGCCAAACGGTTTGGGCGCAAGCGCGAACGGCCGTGTCGTGGCGGTGACAACAGCAGGCGACGTGGTGGTAGCCAACATCAATAACTTCGCGGGCGGTTTAGACCCAACGCCGGCCATACCTGAAATCACAGAAGTTACCGTAAATTCTTACGTGGACGTGGACCAGTACACCGTGACGCTGGAAGGCACGGACTACAACGTGCGGGGTCAGGCGTCCGCGATACCGCTGGCGGTGCGCACGGTTAAGCAAAAAATGTACGCGGTAGTCAGTTCACTGCTTTACTTTTCCGGCTATGCGGGCACACCCGCGGAACCGGACCCAACAAAATGGATAGACGATCCGGGCACAGGTGATACCGCCACTGGCAGTTTTGACATAACCGGTGGCACAGTTTCAGCGGGCGTCAATACCATATCTTCAGTAACAGTTGACGCCGTGGAAACGCTTTCCGGGACGGTGGATCATACGGGTGACAACGAAACAACAGCGACGGCTGTAGCTGCGGCTATAACCGCAGCCAGCTACACAGCAACCGCTTCAGGCAACACAGTTACTATCATAGCGCCGGCGGTCGGTTCCGCCGAAAACGGCAACGTCGTAGCGGTAACGGCCAACGGCGATGTAACAACAGCTAACATTGAAAACATGGCTGGCGGTGTGGATGCCGCGGACGATCCGGTTGTCATTGGTTCGGGGTTTATTGATACCGCAACGCAGGATGGCGGTTCAGAAGATCTATCCGGCGTGGGCGTGTACCAAGATAAGGTGGCCGTTTTTGGCAAACGCGTCGTGCAGATTTACCGGGTAGACCCGGACCCCGATCAGAACATCATCGACCAAGTGCTGCTAAACGTCGGCGCCATTGCCGCGGAAAGCATTTTAGAATACGGCGATTTAGACGTATTCTTTTTATCAGAGTCCGGCATGCGGTCCCTGCGCGCCCGTGACAGTTCCAACTTAGCGTCCGCAAATGACGTGGGCGTATCCATTGATGCTGAATTAACAGAATACATTGACACCATTTCCCGGCGGGACGTGCGTAACGCCAAAGCGGTGGTCGAGCCTACAGACAGTAGGTACTTGCTGGCGGTAGGAGAGCGCGTTTACGTGTTCAGCAATTTCCCCGGCAGCAGAATATCCGCGTGGTCTACTTACGAATTAGATGGTCAGGTGGAAGATTGGGCTATTTCAGACGGTAAACTTCACGCCCGCGTAGGTGACAATGTATTGCGGTATGGCGGTTTTTCCGGCAACGAATACGACAATAGCGAAACCGAAGTTGTTCTGCCGTTTTTAGACGCCAGCAACCCCGCAATGATGAAGCAGCTTACCGGTATCGACGCGGGCATAGTGGGCCAATGGCTTGTAGAGTTTGCTTCGGAGCCGGACACGCCAGACGCATGGGAAACAATAGGCACGTTGCTGGAAAGCACATACGGCAGCCGTGCGAGAGTGGCCGCGCAGGCGCAGTCTACGCACTACGCTTTACGGTTTACCACGTCAGTCGCAGCAGAAGCTATCATCGGTAACGCCATTATCCACTACGATGAAATGGGGGCGGATTGATGGGGGAAGTGACCGTCCGCACCGCCGATATAGAAGATTTGATACCCGTAGTGTATCTTTGCGGTGAAATGGTGGAGCAGTCCCTTTACAAGCACATGGGCTTTGACGCCAGATATTTTGGGGAGTACGCCTTGGGGTTTGTACTTTCGGAAAATACGGAGGTGTTTATCGCGCAGCAAGATGGCGATACAATAGGAGCGCTTCTATGCAGTGTTGGGCAAGGCGTTACTTCGCCAAGTCTGATAGGATGGGAACACGGTTTTTTCGTTCGACCCGAGCGCAGGTCGTTAAGAGCAGCGCGGTTACTTGTGGAAACGTACATTAAATGGGCTGAAGATATGGGCGCCAAACGGATAAACGTAGGCAACAGCGCAGGAATGGACGATGACAAATTCCAGAAGTTAATGCGTCGGTTCGGGTTTTCTCACGCCGGATCAATAATGTATATGCACAAATAGGAGAGCGCTATGTGTGGTGGCGGTGGTGGTGGCGGAGATCCCGCGAAGTATCAAAGACAACAGGACGCGCAGCGTCGTGCCCGGATTACCCAAGGTAAGCAACAGCTCGACCAGATTTTTGGTGAGTTAGAAGGCAAAAGTAAAAGAGGCAACCAAGCCTATCTGAACATGGATGAAGACGCGTTTAGAAATGAAATCGCGGACTTGCTAAACACCGGTGTCCAAAATAAGACTGTTCAGATCGCAGGGCAACCACTCCCCATGGGGTACGGGTACAGTCGGCCATCTACTACTACTACTACTACGCAAAAGTCTTTTAGCACTCAAGCGCAAAAACGCTTGGCTGAATTGGGACTCAATCCTATTCAGAAACCGGGTCGACAAGTGCAGGTGCCGTCTTATATTGGGGGCTTCAGACCAACAACAAAGATCGTCCCCGGTGGCACGTCTTTCAACTTAGCGGATTATTTAAACCAGTACCGCGGCGCCAAAGCCAATCCGGCTAACTTTTCCATGTTTGACGATCCGAACAAAGCGCCTATCTGGCAGCAGCAGCAAGATGCGTACATTGACTACGCGAACCCGCAGTTGCAGGACCAATATGCGGATGCGCAGGCCAAGTTAGCTTTTTCTCTTAACCGTCAAGGTGTGGGCCGTAGTTCTATTGCCGGCGATAACTATGGCGATTTAGAGCGTGATTACGGCTTGCGGGAGCAGGACGTGCGAGAGCAGGCCCGTGACTTTGGCAACCAAGCCCGGTCTAACATTGCAACGCAGAAACAATCTTTGCTTAATATGTTAAGCGCTTCTGCGGACCCCGGCGCAACGGCTACCGCGGCACGCTCTGCTATCGATGCGGCGAGAGCGCAACCCGCCTTCAGTCCGTTAGGACCGTTATTCCAAAACGCCACGTCTGGTTTGGCAGCGGGCTATCAGGGTAATCAGGCTTTCCAAAACGCTAAGAATTATAATGATATTACTTACGGTGGTGATCCTGACCGTTCAACCGGCAAGCTAGTGAGGTAACTTATGTGTACTACAGCAGCGGTATTGGGGGCGATAGCGGCAGCAGGGGGTACTTACCTGCAATACGATTCACAGAAAGACGCGCAGGAAGCCCAACGTAAAGCCGCGCAAGCGGAGGCAATGCGCCAAAGTAACTTGGATAAAGAGAAGTTTACTAACTTCCAAGAAGCGCTGGCCATGGCTGAACGCGATACGCAGCAAGGCCAGATTGACAAAGCCACTACGGAATTGGAAGAAGAGTACACCCAAAACGCCAACGCGCCGAGTGATGCAAACTACACGTCACCGGCAGTTTCCGGCGGCCCCAAGGTTGTGCGGGAGTACGGTCGGCAAAGATCGAACGAAGCGCAGGACTTTTTAGGCTTGCTGGGTAACGCCCGCGCGCGTAGCAACGCATGGGGTGAAAACAATTATGCGTTTGGCCAAGGTTTGTTAGACCGTCAGTTTGACTTGGGACGACTGCAAACGGGTATGAACCGGTCAGCGCAGATTGGTCAGCAAGAGATTTTGCAGGCTGGTCAGGAAGGACAAGGTAAAGGCGCGTTTGGTAATGCCTTAGCCGGTTTAGGTATGGCGGGCCTTACTTACGGTGCGGGACAAGGCGCGTTCGATGGTATTGGTGACTTGTTTAAAGGCGGCGCGAAACCAAGTGTAGTGACCGCAACGCCTGCGTGGACCCGCAACGCGGTAACAACCCCGCTGAAGCCCACTCCTTTGTACAAAGGCGTAAACATTTAAAGGACAGCGACATGGCCAGAAGATACAACCCATACTATGCAAATGAAGGCCGATACGGTGGCGTAGGTGCGGCTGTAGGTAATTTAGGTCAAGTCTTTGCGGACGTTATGGACCCTATGAATGGCGTCGCCGCGGACAAAGCTGGGTGGGATTCCCGCGCAAATCGTGAAAACATTATAGATCAGACCATGGCGCGGGATAGCCGTGGGGAAATTGCTGATATGTTCGCCGACGCAGAAAACTACCAAGGACTTCAACCTAATCAGATTATCGCCGCGGGTGTGCGAGGCAATGCCTTTGACAACGACTACGACCAAATGGCTAAACTGTTTCAGGTAAGCACTGGCAACATGGGCGGCACTGACGAACAACGGGCCGGCGCGTATGTAGGCGGCGGCAAAACAATTGACGTGGGCGATGCGTTTAGCTTGGCCGGACAGCAAGACATTGCAGATCGTGACTTTGATTACGGCATGGACAAGCAAGACGACCAGCAGGCCGCAAGTATGCAGGAAGTATTTGCTAAAGAGCAGGCGAAAGCGCAGTACGGCACAGGCACAGGCACAGGCACAAGCACAGCAATGGAGGTAAAACGTTGGGCCGATGTTGAAGACAGCGTAGACCAAGCGACAACCGACCTTGTGGCGGGACTTGGCTATTTAGACGAAGCCCCGGGCGAACTGTTTAATATCCTTAACGTTCGCGCCATGGACCTTGTGCGGAACCAAGGACTGTCACCACGCGAAGCTGTTAGCCGCGCTTCTCAAGAAATAAACTTAGAAGTGGACCAAGACCGATGGTTGCCGTATGACGCAGACAACTTCACTTATGACCAGCCAGAGCAACAAGGTCAAAGTGGCGGCAACGTAATCCAAGAAGCAGCGGACGCCATTGTAAATGGCGCCGATCCCGAGGCTGTTCGTGAACGACTGCGGAGCATGGGGTACTCAGATCAACAAATCTCAGAAGGCGGATTGTAATGGGCGCGTTTGATGATTTAATCCCCGGCGCAAAGCCACAGCCCCAGCGCACCGGTGGCGCGTTTGATGATTTAATCCCGCAGCAACCGCAACAGCAAGATGAATTTACCACCATGGACGCCCTTAAACGCACCGGTCAAGGATTTCAGGTTGCAGGTAATCTAGTCAACTACGGGTACGGTCAGCTGTACGAGCCGTTGACGGACTTGTTTGCGGGCGACGATGGCGTGAACCCGGTGTCATCTTTGCTGGAAGAAAATCTGGTAGACTCCGCGCAAACCTACGAAGCCATGCCGTCAGATCCGCAGTTGGCCAAAGCCATGCAGTCTTTTGACACCGCGTATGAAGAAGACGGGTTGTGGGAGGGGGCCAAAGCCGGCTTTGATGATCTGACCCTAGAATCCTTGGGCAAACTGTTTGTAGGGGAATTGCCC